GCACTCAGCAAAGCTAAACCCGCAGATCGGACAATTGCCCGGGGCCTCTGGCGCTACAGCGGCGTAGATAGCGGCCCAGGCGGTTTCCTCCACCAAGAATGTTTCAGTCCCTGGGGCGTCACACCTGGCAAAGCCCTTAGAAATAAGTTCCGCTTCGGTGTCGCTGTCAGTGGGGTAGACTTCGGTAGATTGGCCCCCCAGGTGGCCCCAGTATTGGCCATCAGAGTCGCAGCTAATGCTATCGAATATGTAGTAGTTAATAGACATAAGAATCCTTGTTGTTAAAACGATTCATCGTAATCATAGGGGTTTTAGTCCCATTCATCCATGTCTAGTAGAGACTGTTCGAGTTCAGCCTGATGGACTAATTCGTTGGCTAACTTGATAAGCTCATTTCTATTAGAAGCAGCAAGGGCTAGAACTGCATCGGAATCTTGAAGGACCTCAAACCCTGCTTTCTGAAATGCCTCTTGGTAAGAGCCGCCAAAATGCGCGGCTATAGAAAGATTATCTGTATTGGTGTAAATACTCCAAATACAGAATGGTGTGAAATTAGCAGGCCAGTATGTAACAATTATCCCTGGCCTAAGAAAACTAAGGCCAAAGGCTGGTGCTGCCCATGTTCTAACTACTTTGTCTTCGGGATGAATTCCGATGTAGGATTGGACAATTTGAAGGAAAGTATCTTTATTCATGTTTCTCAATTAATAAATAACGTGAGTATAATTAAAATTAATCAATCATAGTCACTATGCCGAAGAAACGCGCCGTCCTTAAGACAAGGAATAAAACTTATTCGCTGCGCTGTAGTAGCGCAAGCATTATAAGTGTCTCCTTGCCAGAAGGAGTGTTAGACTCCCTAAAAGAGAAGCACGAACTTAGCTCACTTAGGAAATGGGCTAAGGCCGTACTCCTCAGAGAACTAATCAGGGAATCATTGATCCCCTTTGACCTCGCCCTTGGCCTCGGAAGGAGAGGCTTCCTCCGGCGCGATGGCGTCGCCAACAGCACCGAAGACAGCGTTTAACTCGCCTTTCGTAGCAATAGCCGTCTCTTTGCTTTTTGTGTACAAAAAAGAATTGCGCTTGATTAGAGACTGATCTAACTTATTAAAGAAATTGCCAATTTGTTTGAACATAGGTTTTCTTGGTAAAAGAATTTAATTAAGAATGAAAACTAGTAATTGTTGCTATTGGGGTCTGCATCAGGTAATGGACAATCTTGTAGAACATTTCCAAATACATTAAAGTCTTTGGGAATTATTACTGATCTTCCATTAGCTTGACATTTTACATCTAGAGAATGGGGTATCTCTGTGTAGTTTGGGCAGTGCCAACAAGCAGTGATACTCTGAGTATATAGTTTCACAATTCAGCCTCCATAACTATTTCGACTTCTTTATTGGTGGAAGGAGGATCATAGTCCTCCTCCTGATAGTTAAAGTGTGGACATTTGACTACTGCTTTGCCGCAGATACGGCAAATGATAGTATCTTCATTTAGATCAATCATGCCTGTTCCTTAGTAGTAAGAGATAGAAGAGATGTGACTAAGAAACCTGGAAGTGAATTAGGACTAATCTCTTTCAGGTCGCTAGTCAATAAACCCATTTGTACAGTCCAGTGTTGGCTGTATAAACCTTTGGGCTTCCAAACATTAACTGTACATTCTAAGAAATGCGTATTCGGATATGACAAAAGACGGTAACGGCCAGAACGCACTAGGCTTTGTAGTTCTGACAATGTTTTACTATTGGGCTTAATAGGATAACTTTGTAAAGTAACAGAGCCGTGAGTACCAATATCTAGCTTTAGCTGAATATGCAAACCAGTTTCTTCTGTAACAAGTGAACAGTTTACGTTGTCTAGAGTTATATCTTCAAACTGTTGAAGATAAGTAGAATAAATAATATACTTCCAGTCCTGCATAAATAATTGCAGATTAGCTTGTTCGTCTTGAAATAAGTTAGATAGTTTCATGAGTTTAATTTTGTGGATGAAAATTGACAAATAAACAAGAACCGCACCGCCCAGAGGGCGAAGTGCGGCATAGAATTAAGCAGCTTTTGACCTGGGGGCAGCTAATGTGTAATCATACACATTAACGTTGACCTCAACTCGGTCTTCCCCATCTTTGGACCAGTTCTTAAAGAAGATTGGTCCTCTGAATGTAATAGGCCCAGCATGCCAGTTTTTGCTGACATACTCGGCACGCTGGTCTTTAAAGATCAGCTTGATCCACAACGGAGCATCGGTTTGGGTTTCCCCGTTTCGAGTGATAGCCACTGAACGAATGTGGCCATTACCCCAGCTATCCTGGAAAGGACCAGGGTTGCCTGTGGCCGAATGGCAGTAGCTTCCTCTAAGAGGGGACCAACCACAAGGAATGCCTGACAAGGGATGATCCTTCCAGTCAGGCATTTTTACAATTTCGCTAATACTGGCAGGAGTAATCATGAGAAGATCTCCGCTTTGTCGTACTTTCCGAGTGGAGGTAAGGAGAACATCATAATCATCCCATAAATCCCCAATGATTCTATACCCTAAGGTGGGTATAGAGGGATGAGCTTTAGGTAGTTCACCATCCACAAGAAGACGAATATTACCTTTGACAGTAATAGGGATGGGTCCCCGAGATTTCTCGTAAGACCCTTGTAGTATGTGGCCTGAAAAATAAAAGTTAGTATCGTCAAAAGTTAATTCACTGGCCTTTTGGACCAGTATTTCAAAAGCATTCATGGTTTTGTATCTATATTGGTTAGCGGTCTAGAGATAGTTATACCCCTAGACCATAGTTATAATTATAGCAGACTTCTTAGTTTAGCCTCCGTCAATTCGTCAATAGTGAGGCCATCTTCAAGGGCTTTAGCCACTTGAAAACCCTTCTTGACGTACTTGTTTCCAAAAACTTTTGCAAGTTTCTGGTTTACTTGAGGTAGTAAGACAGGAGCCAAGGCAACAACTAAACCAAGAAAAAATTCTTGGTGGGGAATTAATTCGGACATAGGGAACACAGAACTCTACTATTAAATACTAATAAAAATACGGTATATATTTCTGGAGGTTAGCCAGAGTAGAGAATGTTATATTTTGGCCTAGTTGAACAGGGGCTCCATTCTGATCCCTGGAACAGGCGATAAATTGGACACCCCAAGTAAGCCAGTTGTTATTAATATTGTTAGTCTTAGAGATTATTTTATAGAAGGTATACGCGCTAGGATTAGACCTGTCGCTTAGATGAATGATATTACCGATAGCGACCGTATCAAGGATAGCTCCTATCGGTTGCTGGAACTGGTCCAGCTTAGATTGGAATACTTGGCTTACTTGGGTGTAGTTATTGTTATTAAGGCGTATCTGCCCTGAAATAGGGGGAGATGAAGTCAAGCTATCAAAAGAATATTGAAGAGAGAAGCCTGATAGACCATTGAGACCAGCACTACCCGCTGGTCCCTGGGGTCCAGGTTCTCCTTCAGGTAATGTAAAGTTTAAGATAGCGTTCACTTCATCACCTACATTAGTGACATTGGCCAAATCATAGTGTGGAACGGTAGTAACGGTACCAAGACTTATCGTAGAGAATCTTGAACCGTTAATAGGTGCCCACAGTAAAAAGCACTCTGGGCAATAGCCTACCGTAATCTGTGGAGGGGTAGGCCAAGGAGCAGATGCATAATGATGGTCTGGATTAATCCTATCCATCCTATTCTGAGGATAGGGCTCTAGCCGTAAGTCATGGTCTACGGCTTGATCCACTAGGTTAATCCTGTAAACCCTAGTGCTGTTGCATCGAGGGCAGTATACTAAGTCCGTCATAAGCAGAGGTATTTCCACTTAACAATAGTGGAGAAACCATGATAATAAAGATGCTGAATAGCTTCATGACTATGTATGAAAACTATAAATGATAATAACAAAAAAACTCACTCCCACAATTAAGTGGGAGTGAGATCAGACCACCGTAGAAGATTAAAACGGTTCTACGTCAATTGGAAGTTGTTGAGGGAAAAGGCTAAGCCTGAATTTGATGCCTTGAATAAGAATTATCTGGGCATCAACCCAGCTCCACCCATGGTCTCTGCCAATATTGGATAACATGCTTGCATCGCAGGCTTCAGCAAAGCTGAGTAAATGTGATTGTGATTGTGAATATTTTAGAGAGTGAATAATCCTGGTCATCCAGGAAAGACCATTCTGGTCAAGAATGGAAGCAATATAGAACGTATCAAACGATTCGTCTACGGTGTGATCGTAGTTTTCAGGGCAGTCACAGTCGTAGCAAGGGTCATAGTCGTAATACATATCAGACATAATTGCATTCTCCTAAATTGGACAATGCAAAAAATCACCCCCAGCATTAGCCAGGGGTGACAAAATAAAACTAAGGCAAGAAGTCCCAATTATTGGAATCTAGTTAAAATCCAGGAAGATCTTTAATCATCTTTGCTCGTAGTTCTTTTGTTTTGGTCGCCACTTCTGGATAATCTTCAATCCATTGATAGATAATGCTCTGAAGGCATTGATCCAAATCATAGACTTCTTCTGATTCATAAATAGCTTCTTGAAAAAGAAGCTTTAGCGTAGATTGGTTGTAAATAACTTTGATAGATGAAAGTCGATCTGAGTATACGTATCTTGTGTCAATCCTGTCAGCTTGGCCATCAGCGTAATAAGGGGCGAGTTCAGACAGAGATTTATTAACAGCTTCGGAGAAGATTGGTAAAGTGATTTTTGCCATAGGTAAAAAGTAAATGGATGAATTAGAGTTGGAAATCACCCCCAGCATTAGCCAGGGGTGACAGTGCTCAAGTCTGAAGTTGTCTACGGTTAAGTTCTTCTTGATAAAGATGGAATTTCCATCTTTGAAGTATTTCTTCGCGAGAAGAAAAGTGTAACAAGTCTACATGGTCGCCATCCCAAGACTTTTCTTGGATAGAAAGACCTTCGGCAGGAACAAGCCTGTCTATGTAGGAAATAATGTTTACAAGATGAGAGTATGTAATATCACTCAGTGATATTGGAGTTCCATCTCGGGTGACATGATAGTGGATGCCATCATGTTCAAAGTTGAAGGCGTTAAAAAGAATTAAGTGGTCAATAAGAGGGTTAAAAGGATCATCGCCTTGATCGGCACAGGCGATTCTCCGATCTAGTATGGCTTTCGCTTTTTGACAAACTGATTCGTTCATAGTTAAATGTGTGAATTGCAACAAGAAATCACCCCCAGCTAATGCTAGGGGCGACAACTAGAGTAAGGGATTAGCTAAAAGGAATGTCATCGAAATTGTCAGCAGAGGCAGGAGCCTCATCCTGATTCCGAGGACTGGAGTCCAGGAAGATGTCCGCAGCAGTAACTTGCAAGCCAGCACGGGGGTTACCATCAGTTTTAGCGATGTAAGGAGAAGCATCAATCTTGCCAGTGACAATAATGAGGCTTCCTTTATCGATGTAAGCGATCTTTCGAAAAGCTGCTGTACCAGCCCAGACAGTAACCTTAATGGTAAAACTGTCATTTTCCTTGCGACTAGGAACGCGGTCAACATACATAGTGAACTCAGCGAGTTCATTGCCGCCTTGCAGCTCCTTGAGTACAGGAGTAGCAGCCACATTCCCGGCAAGAGTACAAACGTTTAGGCCACGTGAGGACATAGGAATACCTTAGATTGGTTTAATGCCTTTCGGCAATAGAAAAAGGTGCTGGGCAGGAACTATATCCTACCCAGCGATAGAGTTAATTAGCTAACAGTTGCCGCTAATTCCTCCTTCTTAGAAGAACGGCGGCGGGTTTTAGGCGCTTCCTCCTGTACAGGAGTTTGCTCCTCAAGAGAAGCTTCAGTCTGAGGGTCGGACTCTTCAACTCTTGGACTGGAGTCAAGGAAGATGTCAGTAGCCTTAAGCTTCAAGCCAGCACGGGCCTGACTGTCAACCTTCCTGACGTATGGAGAAGCATCAATGGCTCCACTGGCAATAATCAGGGAACCTTTCTTGATGTAGCCTAGCTTACGCCAGGCGGCAGAGCCTTCCCATACGGTAATATCGACAGTAAAGCTGTCATTCTCCTTACGACTGGGAATGCGATCGACATAGATGGTTAGATCGGCTACCTGAGTAGATGTACCATCCCGAAGAGGAATGGTACGAATCTCGGGGTCAGCGGCGAGGTTGCCGGCGAGAGTGCAAACGTTTAGGCCACGTGAGGACATAAGAATACCTTAGATTGGTTTAATGCCTTTCGGCAATGAGAAAAGAAACCGGCTGGAGCAGTTGCCCCAGGCCGGTGATCAGATGCCTAAACTACAGGTAAGTAGTCTAGGCCAAGAGAGTCAAGTTCATTTTGGAAGTTCAAGACTTCGCTCTCATGGAGCGAGGTAGTAGTCCATTCACGAGTGTCAAAATTCTGGTGAAGTATATCAATCATTGAATCTTCAACATCGAAGGATTGCAGGTCAAAACCGTAATCTATCTGAAGCATAGTGTTTTTCTCCTTAGTTATAGGAATAGTTCCAAGGGGTGAGGTGGTCAGGGGCCACCATGAAAGGGAGATTGTTGGCCGTAAGGCGCAACATTACAGCCCTTGCCGTCCTGCGATCCGGACAGTAGGTAGTAACCCAGGAACCTGGGTTAAGGGAAGTTTCTTGGTGGTGGATATACATAAATAAAATTCTCCTTAATTCGACAATGCGAAAAGGGACCGGCTGGAGCAGATGCCCCAAGCCGGTGATGTTATTTCTTATTCTTTTTCTTTAGCTGGATAATTCCAGCGGTGATTGGGATGATCGCCGTAGCGACGAAGAGCCCTGCCGACAAGGGGTCAGCAGTCACGGGAATCGTAGGAAGTTCAGTGGGTTCTGTGGTATTCATATCAAATCAAATCAAGTTAACTCTTTCTAAAAAACCCGGTAGGCCAGAGGCCGTACCGGGCAGGTTCGAAGATGGGACTATTGCGTGTCTACTTTTTGTCTTTTGTTCGAGTGCTGCGATCGCAGACTCGATAGGCAAAAAGTAATAGCTTAAAAGCGATGATTCCTTCGATCATTTGATTACCTCGATGAAACCCGGTAGGCCAGAGGCCGTACCGGGCATTCTTGTTCACTGACTCCTGCGGAGAGTCAGGTTGATCCGGCCAGGCTGCTTAAGCAAGCCTGGGTGGATACAGGTGTTAGGTAAGATTGTCTTGATCCCGTGGAAGCGGGAACGATTGTTGCCAGACATAATTAGAACTGATCCAGAGATCAGCTCTATGTCAGTAGTTCTGGCAGAGCGAATGTTTCCACCCAACTGGAATATCGCATGATCTCCCAGTGAGATGGAAACTATTGGATGCCGATACTTCTCGTCTTTATCCCGGTGCAGCCCCAGGGATGACCCTGGAGTGTACCAGTTAATTAGGAGGCTATCCGCCTCCAGCCCGTGTTTACGGGCTATGTCAAGTAGTTGATCAGGAATCTGCGGTAAGGTAGCCCCAGTAACAGGATGGGTGGTTTGGTAGCGGTAGCCGCCACCATGGCCAGATGTCCAGCCCCATCCGGCACCAGACTGGTAGTAGGTGAATGGTTTCCCTGTGTTGGGCATTTCTGCCCTATACAGGGGTGCCCTGACGCAAATATCTCTAGCCAAGGAGACTAGAGACACTTGCGTGGCGTAGTCTAAGTATTCTTCAATCATTTTGATACTTCGTAATGCCTTGGTTAGTTTGCTCCCAAGGCGGGTCATTCAAATCAAATCAAGTTCAAGCAGTGCGTCAAAGAGCTGCTGCTTATTCATTCGGCTATACCGAGGGAGCTTATGCTCCTTGGCAATAGCCTTTAATTGTGCAGACGTGAAGTCTGCAAGAGTAGGAGTAAATTGTTGTATCTGCGCCTGGACGGGGTAATCCCCCGCAGGCTCAGCAGCAGTAGTAAGAGTAGGAGTAGGCGCAGGAGTAGGAAGAGTAAGGGGCATGGAGGTTGGTGACTTCATGCAAGACTCCAGGAAGGAGTCTACAAAGACACGAGCTTCCTTGCCAAGGAGGTAGGTCAAGATCGCCATAAAGGCGATCGCACGGACGAGCCATGCGGTGATGGCGCAGGCATAGGAGGAAGCCTGGTACCAAGTGGTCCAGGCAGTGGTCAATGTAATCATGATGAGGCGGGTATAGCTTTTCATCTCTTTCTCTCTCGATAGTTGTATGGGTATTAACCGCTGTAGCGATGCGGTTAATTATGTGAAAAATCCCAGTAGGCCAGAGGCCGTACTGGGTAATGGTATTGTGCGTGGGTAGCGATCGCACAATAGGAATAGACACCCCAAGGCCTGAGTAGACCCTGGGGTGATAGCCTATTTAAGCAAAACCCCAGCCATGGGGCCGGGGTGGTGGGGTGGGTAGGGTGGAGTAAGTTGCTTAAAGAGGAGCAAAAAACTGCAGATCCCAGACTAGATCATCCATATCCGCCTGGGAATGGCTTATCGCAACTCCATACGGAGAGTTAGCTTGCCTCAGGATAGGGCGGTAATATCCTCTTTGCTCATGCGCTCCCTGAGAAAGGTTTATCCCCCAGGCACCCCCGTCACGCGGAGGCATAATATAGCCCACAAGGCTTCCGTTCACGGAGACCTGGAAGACAAGCTGACCATTAAGGTAGCCGAGGTCGATAGCAGATCGCTCATCAAACGCGATAGCGATCCGATTGGCTGTTATCTTTTCTCCTGGCTGCAGGTAAAGCATCTTTGCCTCTGTAATAAGTGAACAAAAAGTCGCTGTCCACATTATTAATGCGAACAACGATGGACAATGCCAAAAGACACCCCAGAGCCTAGTGATTAGACCCTGGGGTGATAGAAAAGCTAATTTAGGCTATCAGCCTCGATAGCCTCCTCAGCACTTTCGTAAACATCGTATTCTGTGACAACCCCGGCGTAGTACCAGGGTTGGCCCTGGTAGCCGTCACGGCAACCAGAAAGGTTGTACCAGAAAAGCTCAGCCTGAGCTTTAGTTGGCCCCGAAGTGGTCAAATAAGTAATGAATTGCATGAGTTTGTCCTCCTTGGACAAGATTAAATGAACTAAAAGTCGCTGTTCACATTATCAATGCGAACAACGAACAGTAGACAACAGCAAAAGGCACCCCAGAGCCTGAGTTAATAGACCCTGGGGTGACAAGGATTAGTAGTCAAGAAGTCGCGGATTGCCCGCATATTGCTTCTTGACGGGTTCCCTGCGCTTGCGGGCAAGCGCTATTAACTTCTGGAGATCCCCGTAAACGGGGACAAGAGTGCCAAGGTTGGCGCCTTGGAGAGGCGTGACTGAGTTATCGTTGTGAAAGCGAATTACCAGCATATTATTCTCCTTAAATCAATACCAGCGGAAGTGCTGGCAACGACAAAAGGAACCCCAGAGCCTAGATAGACCCTGGGGTGATGAGAAACTAGGAGGCTTACCAATGGCTCAGGAAGCCGAGAAACCCCAGTGTGGTACTGATAAAAAAGACATGGGGGTAGTAACCCCATGCGATTGTGTAATCGGGGTTAACCTGGGGTTTGCACCCAGGTAGAAAGAATTGGACTAAACTAGCTAGGGCAATAAGAAGCCAACAGTAAGGGTCTAAGACCCAGGCAGTAGCTGTGCTGAAATAATGACTGAAGAAATGGAACATGTGGAATACTCCTTAAGAACAACTACAAAGAAATCCCAGTAGGCCAGGGGCCGTACTGGGTATCTAATCTGTGCGTGAGTTGCGATCGCAACTGGCACAGAGGACAATGCGAATAGACACCCCAGAGCCTAGTAAGTTAGACCCTGGGGTGATAGAATTACTTATGCCAAAGATGATAAGCAAGAGGCAAGAACTGTATGTCTTTGCCTCGTTCTAAATCATCGCAAGCGATCCAGCCAGTAGCTAAATCTATTTCGTTCTGAACATGATAAAGAATCTGGGTGCATATCCTATTGTCCTGCGGAGGAACAGGATGGATTGGATACTGGATGCCAGTTTCCTCATCAAAAACAAACAAAGTCTGAGAACAAGAACAGCGGGTCGCAGAAACAAATTCATTCATGACTAAATACTCCTTAATTACATTGAAGGAACAATCCCAGTAGGCCAGGGGCCGTACTGGGCTATACTCTGTGCGTGAATTGCGATCGCAACTGGCACAGTGGACAATGCGAATAGGCACCCCAAGGCCTGAGTAGACCCTGGGGTGATAGCCTATTTAAGCAAAAGCCCCCAGCGAGGGCTAGGGGTGGAGGGTGGGGGGGGTAACGCCGAATCTACCAAATAGTAGACTGGATAGGATGCCCTTCGGCATCCTGGTAACAGACTTCAAGATCTTCTCCCTGAATGTTCAGGGAGACAACGTGCTCAAAGTCTGCAACCCGGCAGTGCTCCGGCAACCCCAAGCACTGAGACTCGGGAATGCGGGCAGCCGAAAGGTACTGAAAATAGGAACCCGCTTCGGTACGGGTGCTGGGTATTTCCAACCATTCAATCCCGGGAATAACAGGAGAGTGTATCAATTGCCCGTGACGGACGTCACAGACAACAACTTTCATTTTTTCAACTTTCATAACCTTCTCCGTAAGTGGTTCAACTAAGAAAAAATCCCAGTAGGCCAGAGGCCGTACTGGGATTATACTCTGTGCGTGGATTGCGATCGCAACCAACACAGAGGACAATGGGAATAGCCACCCCAAGGCCTAGTGGTTAGACCCTGGGGTGATAAAGAAGTTAGCAAGTAGCCGCCCTGATGGCGGACATGAGGAGGGCTCGATGAGCCTCCACTCTTTTAATAATTTCCTCGCATTCTTTAATAAGAGCTGCGCGAACCTCTTCATGGCTAGATTCATCTGTAAAGATTACATAGCCAAACTGACTTTTGCAGTCAGTAACGCAGTCAGTAACTTTGAGCGCTTCGATAAAGCGCTCGAAAGCTTCAACTGGAGAAGGATTATCAGGAGTAAATACAGGAGTAAATAATTTAAGCTCCTCCCTAAGAGACTCTAATATTTGAGTCTCAGTTTGGAGGTTGGAATACTGGGAGAGAAGAGATTGTATAGACATGAGATTTTCCTCAAAAAGAATGAAGGTAGACAATGCGAATAGGCACCCCAAGGCCTGAGTAGACCCTGGGGTGATGAATACTAGACTGCGCCGAGAATATCCCAGCGCTTGAGTTGTGGGTTGAAGGCAACCCTGAGGTTAATACCAACTGTCGCCAATTCACTGCGCAGGGCAGTAAGTTCGCGGGAATTCTTGGAAGGAAGAAAGTGGGGGACAACAATCCAGCCCGGAGCCTCCGGGTCAGGAAAGACATGCCACTGGGGGCACGCCTCTTTGAACTGTCTCAATTCCTCACGGCATTGAAAGTAACGCATGTGAAATACTCCTTAAGAACAACTACAAACAAATCCCAGTAGGCCAGGGGCCGTACTGGGTATCTAGTAAGAGGGACTAATCTGCGATCGCAAATCACAGACTAGATAGGGATTGCTCCCTACCTCTTAAACACCTACCCTAAAATCCCAGTAGGCCAGGGGCCGTACTGGGTAATAACCAGCAGGGACTCCACAGTTGACGCTCAGATGCGATCGCAACCGTGACACCCAATCCCTTACATAGGGTTGTCTCCCCTGCCCTCAAGGGTATGGCTCGGACTCCCGGTGCCTGTCGGTTGATACTCAACCCAAGCCAGCTTTGTTCACGAGTCGCATCATCCCCGCTTCGCTACCCCTATGCGATCGCAAACAGCTAAAGAGTGGCGGAATATAAAAAAATACCCCTTTTCCACTCTTTTTACTTGTATCGAGCATCCCACCACCCCTCCACCCCCAATTTGGGTTTTTGTAGGAACACTTTTAACTATTGGAATAAACCCAATACATAAAAAGCCTCATCTCTAAATAAATAGATGAGTGCATAACTGCATAGCAGTAAAGTAGGTTAACAAAAAGTTAATACTGAAAAATTAACGGTTAGGAAGGGGTGATGTGGAAATAAAAATAGATCTTAAGGAATACACCTTAAGATCTATGAGTCAAGTGAAGAGGGGGGTAAAAATATTTGGGGCACTAGCCTAAAGACAGCTGGTCTTCGGGTGCCCCCTTTTTAGGTAAAAAGTGTCTTTCGACTAAATATAGTGTCTCATGAGATGAGAAGGATGTCAATAGCCAAGCATCTGACGAATAGCTTGAGCATTAGACTGAAGGTTGTCTCTATAAGCTGTAGAGCGCGATACTTGAAATTCATGGTCTCTGAGAGCATTGCGAATATTGGCAAGGTTACGGTTAGAATTAACAGAACCGGCCAAAGTAGCGCGAAGCTGATCAGGAGAATTGAGAAGATCAGTAAGTCGTTGTACAGCAACTTGGTTACTCGCAATACTAGAGTTAAGGCTACGAGTTTGATCGTCAATGTAAGAAAAGATATTCTTAGCTGTCTCTGGATTTTGACGCATCCTAGAAGCAATAGCAGACAAAGTGTATTGGGGCTGGCGACGATCATTAGCACCAGGCCCAAGCATGAGCTGGTTAGGATCAAGGTTTTGGAATTTAAGTTGTTCTACTTGATACCCCGGCACATACCGGGTAGTTGTAGCCTGTGGATTTTCTGGATCGGGAATAGTGTCAACCCGTCCATCGATAGAACGAGCGATAGATACTTGAATATCCTTAGGATCGGAGAAGTCAGCGGGTAGGCGAGTGACAAAAGTCCGAGCATTACGCGCAAAACGGTCTGGATAACGAGCCGTCAGGGTAGCTTTAATGTCATCCTTGAGTCTTCCAAAGTCATTAGAAGAGTCCATCAAGGATGTACCAGTAATGCCAAGGCTATTGGCAAGGTTAAATAAGGTATTGCGACCAGCAGGATTAGCAGCAGAGAGTGAATCTACCTGAGAAAGGTCAGCAATTTGGTCCTCGAAGGGCGTAGAACGACCAGAACGAGTAGCAGAAGGGTCTTGATAACGGAGTACACCAGCGGGTTGTAGCCGTGGAGCAGGCTCAGAACCTGGATTCAGAGGTAGATTAGGGCCAGGAATGGCTGGAGATAACCTATCTGCCTCTAAAGCGAGGGGTAGAATAATGTCTGAAGTGGGTTCAGGCGTGGGAGTATAGGCTGTCCGACGCATTTCAGGCAAGGCAAAGGGATAACCAGGTCGTGCAGGGTTGTATTTAATAGGAATATTAGGACTAATAGGTGGGGGAGTATAGCCTTCACGACCAGCAGCAAGCCGTTCTTGCCGCATTTGGCGGTTACTTTCAATATTATCGGGCAACTTACGCTCTACATAAGGCCCTACCTGGGAATCATAGCCAATCAATTGGGTTGGATTGTAAGTAATCGGAGCGCCAGACGCATCAGCAACTGGAACACCAGGGTTAACAACTTCAATCTTGACTGCTTTGCTGTTAGGAACACGAACTTGACGCCATTGAACGCCACGACGGGCCTGATTAGGGGTAATCGTGGGGTCTGCGGCGACTAATGCCTTAAATACAGGCTCATCCCAGTCAGAAACAATGCTAACAGCGTCAGGATTGCCATACTCGAAGTATTCACCTGACGCATCTCCGGGTATAGCACGAGGCCCTTGAGACTGAAGAGGAATACCAAAGCGACTAACCGTAGGTTGAGCCCGTTGGTCCTTCATAAAGTCCTGAAGAGGTACAGTAACCTCTTGCCCATCAGCCGTTAGACCAGTCACAGTCTCTGCACTGCGGGGTGAAATAGCTAAATTACTTGCTGCACTTAGATTTTGGTCAAACCGCTCCTTAGCAACTTCTAGCTCTTCATAGTCACGAAGTAATGAAGCTAGTTGTTGGCGTTGTTGGCGCAGGGAGTCTGCTTGTTGGAGGTAGATATTGTATTCATTGTTCTTAGCTTTGCCAGGAGTAGAAGCTGATATTTGGCGACCAGCTTGAACAAATGGTTCTAGGAGGGTCATTTGTTCATCAAGGTAATCAATACTCCGCTGAGCTGCTGTTAGGGGGTCCATGCCACGAACTACAGTAGGAGCTGCAATGGGATCAATGATGCTTTGCATCTGACCTCTGAGTGCAGCCTGGCCTTTACTAACTTGAGCGCTAAATTGTAGCGGATCACCAGGTTTGAATAAGCGTCTAGCAAATTCACCCTGGGGTAAACCACCTGGATCTTCAGGATTAACATCAAAAGCAAGGAGGGCTGGGCGTCGAGCGGCTTCAGATTGACCCTCAATTGTCTCTTCAGCCCCTACCAAATCGCTTTGGACAGGCTTAGTGCTAGTATCACGATAAAATGCACCAGGGCGATAGCTGACAGACTGAGTACGCAGGCTAATAGGGTTTTGGAGAACCGGAGTCAAGCCAGCCGGGTAGGATAATCCAGCATTATCAGGAACACCAACGACTGAAACAGGCCCTTCAGGTGTTTGTCTAATTAGGGTACGTTGAGTTACGTTGTGCGCGCCAGAGCCAAGAGAGAATAAGCCAGGGGCTAATATGTCCGCCTGAGGATTTACCCGCAAAGAAGCATTAATAGCATCTGCATATTCATCAAAAGCGCCTTCTGCGGCTTCCTCGCGAGTAAGGGCACCTGGTTGAATAGGTTGGATGATAGCATTAGTCTGTCCTAGAGAAGCGGCTTCAGCACGATCCTGGAGGATACGCTCACGAGCAATCTGATCACGTAGGGCACGATTAGCAGTCTCCGTAGCCTGGGCCTCTGCCCGAGATTGATTGACTCTTGCAAGGTATTCAGGGCCGGACTCACCAAATGGAGCCTCTTGTAAAAGATTACCCTGAACAATTCTAGGAAGTCTTGCTTGTCCGCTAGCAAGACCTGCCCAGCCAGCCGCTTGAGTGTAGCGTTTACGATCGTCAAATGTTCTAAGAAAGTCGGGGTCAGTTCTATCAATTAGACTGGCGTAAAGAATGCCTCTGCCAAATTCATCTACACCAGCAAATTCGTTGCGGCCTTCAATCCTAACAAGATTAGATAATTCACTGTCAACTCTATCTGTAATGCCAGCATTGTACAGGGATTCACCTGTAGCATAGTCAAATGGCTTTGATGCATAAGGTTGATCTGGATCTCTGAGGAGCCGTCGGTCTTGATATTGAGTGACCAAACCAGGCTGAGCCGCCGCAGCGGTAGACAATTCTTTGGTGAGGTCTATCTCAGAAGGAAGAGGTATAACACTCTTCTTAGAGGCCCTACCCTTATCATCTGATGCACGAATATAAGGAACTTCTTCATTAGCTCCTGCTCTCATTAGTTCAGGAGGTAAGTCGGAACCTGATAAGGCAACTCCGCGACGGGAAAGCAAATTGTCATAGATACTATAAAGAGTGTCACCTACAGAAGCTGATGTAGGCGCAGGGGCACGAGTACTCCTTAGTTGATCACTAAATTCATCAATCAATGATTCCATTTGACGGTCATACTCACTCTGTAGCCGCCTAGGAACATTAGAACGTTGTGGTGTAGCACCAGCAGACGCTGCATCTTGAGAGTACTCGGAAAGATTTCTGCGCCGATAAAGCGGAGGCTCATAATCAGTATTGACTTCTGTTATATAACCACGTTTAAACTGAGGGTTAGGCGGATACAACGGAGTTGTAAATTCGTTTACAGCTTCTAATTCATCGTCTGAATACTGAGGACTTATGTAGTCAGTCGGTCTAGGCTTAGTCGGATCTGGCTTAATAATCCGATAAGCTACTTCTTGCGCTGGAGTAGGAAGGTTTACAACAACTGGTTGACTAACAGGCCTGAACGCCCGCCTACCAGAAGCTGCCGTAGGGACTGAATCATAGATGCCACGTTCTAATTCATCTTCTACAGAAGCAAGAAAAGCTTCTTGTTGACGAGTACGACGAGAATAATCGATCCCATAAATGTCTTGGGCTTGTTTTATACGGTCTTGGATTTTAGGAGGTAAATTAGCAAAACGACTAAGGTCGTCAACAATTGTAAGAACCATGGGTCACCTAATCAAAAGTATGGGGAGCCTCTTGATTAACGGCAGGTAAATTGGGAATGCTTGCGGCACCGTATAACAAAAAGATTGTTAGACCAGCCAAAAAGAACATTAAGTAAATTATAAGCTTGGTATTTGATAAAGAGCTAAGTTCATCAAATACCTGATCAATAAAAGCTACCTGCCAAAAAGGTGTTTTATGATCTTGCTCAACAATAACAGTTGACGCTGGAACAGGAACAATAACCTGCTCGGTAGATGGTAATTGTTGTAACTTTTCTGTAGTGTCAAAAAAGGGTAGATTCTGGATAGTATCATCGATGTAGTAAGAAAATATAAGCTTACATTCGTCTACTGCAAACTTAGCAATGGCACCTTCGGTAATATCATGCCATTCATTTGCAGTTAGTTTTGTACCATTTAGCCAAGTAGGATGGGTACTGCCAATGTGTCTAATTTGCCAGTAATCATCGATAATTGAATATCGAAGGCAAGCATGTTGCCTAGACACGTATGGACTATCTAGTTTAATAAAATGATCAATAGGGTAAGAAGGCGGGGGTGTTCCACGCCCAATAAACCATAACTCCTTAGGATCACCTGTGGATTCAAGGATTTTAGAGAAATAGTTGCAAGCGCTTGGATGAATACAAGATAGACTTATATTGCTATAGGTTGTCATAGGGATAAAAAAGCTCGTAAATATAGTTTAATTTACGAGTTAGTAATAACTAATGTTATTGAATTGGGTGTAGAGGGGTGGTGGGATGCTCGATACAAGTAAAAAGAGTGGAAAAGGGGTATTTTTTTAATCCCTTAAGACAAAGGATAAAGGTGAGATATGGAACGACGATACGCTGGCGTTAGGCTAATCGAATTATTGAAACGACTGGAACTGGCGAGGTTAATCAATAATGGTCGATAACACAATAGTGTCTAGGCTTAGGCCTCGTTGGGATACATTAGTAAACTCAATGAGGCAAAACCTAGGCATGTCAGTCGTTAGAGGCGCTATGTCCGCTCCTAGTAAGGAACAATTGGAACGGGCAAGAATATTAAATATTAGAAAAAGTGATGCAAATAGAAAGATGATGCAGGCCAGGGAGGCATTAGCCGCTAACCCTGGCGATATGGCTGCTTTAGAAGCGTTAAAAGCAGCCAAACGAGAACGTAGTAATGTATTGGCTGATGAAGGAATTGAACGGGTTGGACAGGTAGCTGGTGACTACATTGGCGATGGAACTCGTAATCTATGGTGGTTGATTAATGCGCCCCAGGCTATTACAGGCCTGGTAGGACGCAATATCATGAAGAGCGAAGGCGTAGGGCCTTTAGGGGCTGCACTAGGTGCTACAGGCCTTACCCTTGGCATGGAATTAGCTACAGGCAATATTGACTTAACCAACTTGGATGAAGCAGGTAGGCCTAAGGGATATTCGGTCCTATTCCCTAAAGAAACCCAGCAAGTTAATCCAGAGACTGGCGAAGTAGAAATTGTCTTAAATCGGACAAAGAGTAACAATCCAGCGGCTGAAATTGCTGCACGATACTTCCTAAATAGAACGGGTAGAATTTTGCCGGAAGAGCAGTTTCTGGCAGAACGGCCAGATGTAACGCCAGAAGAGTATGCCAGATTTAGAGCCGCAAAACAAGAAAATACATTCTTTGGTCTTGAAAATATGCCAGTCCAGACCAGTGCGCCATTAGGAGCGATCGCTGGCGCAGTAGCTAGTAATGCGACTGGTAGAAATAGAATCGCTGGAGCATTGCTAGGCGGCATAACAGCACCTCTAGCAAAGGAGGTAGCTATTGATGTACCGACCAGTTTAGGCATCTTGCATGGCACGACAGAGACACCTGATGACCCAGTAGGCGAAATAGAATTCCTGGGTTATCGAATACCATTCAAAGCTATTGCGGCTACTGCTGCATTGGGGGCTGGGATGAAGCTAGGCGCAAGGGCGCTAAGAAATAAATCTATGACGAATGTACCAAAACAATTAGGACTCGACCTAGAGCAGAAGGGACGATTTACCGAAGAAGCGGTAGGTCCTCCGGGTGGGCCTATACCTAGAAGTCACGTAAAAGTATTTGACAATCATGATGCACTAACCCGGTGGTTAGATAATGTCTATGATAAGAATTATGCCGTTGACGAAGTAAAAGGCAAATTCTATGTATATGAAGACAATAGGCCTGAAAGGGTAAAACGAATGAGAGGGATAGGAGTAGAGGAATTTTAATGGAACAAGAATATAGCAACAGGATACCTGAATTGATCGACCCGCTAACTGGAGAAGTGAGAGAAGCGGGTAGCTTTAGCAATGCGGAATGGAAACGTATTGTTAGGGATAATCCTGATGCTGCTACGTTGATTTTACAACTGAGAAGGAAAGAAGATCAGATTGATGAATTATCTGACATTGCTGATAATGCGATAGGGACAGGCATCGGTGCTGTTAGTGCAGGAATAAGCTTTCCATTGCTAGCCTCTGTAGCACCAGAAGCTGCACAAAAGATGGCACTTAGCTGGCGTGATAGAACATGGGCAGTACCTGGCACTGAGGCGGCTGACAACATTTATAAAGGAAAGAGAGTTAGTTTAGGAGTAAATCCTAGTAGAGTTGTAGAACTAAGGGTTGACGGTAATACGAGTGTTGGAAGTGAAAGAATAGATCGTAAAAGGTTAAGAGAAATTAGGGAAGAAATTGACCAAGCAAAAATAAGATTACCTGATTTCTTGGCAGATCCTAATAATAAAAGATTGTATGTAGCAGCACCAGAAGATAGTGATGGACTACAAAGTTCAAGAGTAAGACGGTTTGAAGAAGCAGGTTTTAATCCATTAGAAATTGGTGGAAAGACTGTTTTTGTTAAAGATAATAGGATAGGTGCTGATTTGTTAGGAAGAGGCTATCATTTAATAGATGACCTTGCCTATCGTCAATTAAGCGAAAAGGTTTTAGGAAAGACTGACAATGTATTAAAAGCTGCTAGATTTGCAGGAGCATTATCAGCTGCATTAGGCATAGGTGGATTGATAGGAACTGGAATCAATTTGGTCAACGAAAAGGTATAGCAATGGTTTGGAACAGAGTTTATCCAAGGGCAGTAGCAGAAACAGTCATAAATACAGCACCAACTCCTGTCAGTTACATTGACGACATAACCAGGGGTGCTCAATTCCTTAGCAATAATATCATTCGGCCAGGCGCAACAGCGGCAAAAAATGCTGCGAGTAGGGCCTGGGAGGCAGCTAATACTCCTACTGCTAGAACTATTGGTTTTACTGCAGCAGGGGCTGGTGCGTTAGCAGCAGGTGGTATTACTGCTGGCAGAGCTATTGGTGATGCTGCGACTCAAACGGCTGATGAAAAAGCACAAAATATGTTTGATAACTATGTAAGGGACTTGGAAAACCTTAATCAACGGTATCAAAGCCAAGCCCAGATCGAAGGCATTGGTGATCCTACCCGGGCGATGAACCGTCAGTTTGAGTCAGATGTTCGACAAGCAGAAGTTATTCAAGACTTAGACGTGTTGGGACAGAAAAAACTTGATGACTTGAAATATCAGACTGAAATTCGGAACCAGCCACTTTATGCATTGGCTAGAGGTCGGGATCGCATGGCTGGGATGTCTGATCGTATGAATCAATATGCTATTGCCCTAGCAAATACCAGTCAACTCTATCGGTAGACAAATGGCAGCTAACAGAAATCAAGGAACCGCGAGAACACCAGGAAGCAGTGGCAGAACTGCTACAGGGCGCTCTGCTGCCCCAGGTACGCAGGTTACATCATTGAATCAAAATAATGCATATAATCCAGCAAATGATAGGCAAAAAGACCTTAATTATGGACAACAAGAATTAGATATGGAGCGTAGAAACAGACGACAAACTCAACAAGATCAGGCTGAATTTGATGAACGTCGGGAGCGTAATATTAGTGCACCTCGACAGATTCGTGATCTAAATGCTCAGATGAAGATGACGGATCGTCAAGCAAGCGCACAAGAGAATACTGCTGCACAACAAGCTGCCGCAAATATATTTGCTGCCAAGCAACAAGCAGAAGCACAAAAGTTTTCAGCAACTAAACAAGCTATCAGCCAGCTAGGTGCTGCCAAAGCCGGAGCTGATGCACAAATGTTTGCTGCTAAGCAAGATGCTCAGGCCCGGTTAGGTGTTGCTGGTATGGAACAGAAAGCAAGCCTCAAAAAGACGGCAAGCGAAGAACGTAGCAATTTTAAGAATATGCTAGGAAATCTAGCGGCTTCGATGGGAGAAAAAGGCTCTAGACAAAGAGAAGCTGTTATAAGTGCTGCTACGACAGCCGCTGGAAATGCAACAGCAAAGAGTGACTCAGACGCAGATAGAATGGCAGATATGTATAAAAGTATTATGAATACTTACAATACAGGAAACCAACAATTTAGATATTGGTAGGAGTTATGGATAAGACAGTAAGTTCTTTTACTGGAAGTAAATAGTCTCAGGCATATAGAGATTTTCAAAAAGAAACACAAGGAGGAAATAGTAATATGCTTGCAGCAGACGCAGCATTTAGAAACGACGGACGGAAAAGAATCGCTGGCCAATCATTTGCGCCGGGACCTGAGATAGCAGAAAGAGAAGCAATGGGCGTTTTTCGGAACGCTGAAGGACAAGTTGTAAAAGAAGGTGGCATCCTTAATAAACAAAATAAACTTGACAAAAGATATGTCGTTGACTACGAACAAGAAGCTTATCGTCGGCTATTAGAAGCTCAGACTAAACAAGCTGAGTATGACGCTGCTAACCCTAATCGATTTATTGAAGAATATAGACAGATTCTTGGTGCTAATCGGGATAATGATTTAGCATTAATGAATCAAAGGGCTACTAATGATGACGCAGCCCAAGGGAAAATGTATGAAAGAATGGGCCTGCTTGCCAGGCAACAAGCAGAAAGCTGGTTAAATACTAATAAGGCATTGGCAGATCAATCATTTGGCTATCGTAGCCGTGAATCTACACAACAGGCAGAACAAGAAAAAGATTTGCAATTGTCACAAATTCGTGAAAATGAAGGTGTAGAATCAAGGCGTAGGAGTTCAGAACGTAGTTCTGCCCTTGGTGCATATAAAACTCTATAATGACCGGGAACCATCGGCGTACAAATAACAATGAGAAGCGTTCTGAACGACTTCGTAAAACAGTGGTAGAGCAGATACTAGAGCATCTACCTGATGATATTGCGTCTGATTTTAAGAAATTTACTAGATTTAATCAACGATCTTCTGATATTCAAAAGTGGCTATCAGAAGTACAGTATGAATACCATTCTCATTTTCCAGAAAACTGGATACATGTAGTTCCTAGTATTTCTAATATTACTTACTGGCTACGAAAGCATTACCCAGTAGGAGAAAAAGCTCAGATCCTTAATGCCCTGACCGATGGCTATGTAGGATTAGACTACGATCAAGTATTACATTCTTCATTAGCTCAATCTGTACAGCTTTGTATGCAGCTAACAGAACGGCTAGAGAGAGAAGGCGTTGATGATATTGCACCAGAGCAAGTATTGGCTCAGGTTGCCGCTCTACAACGAACAATTAGCGCATTGTATAAAGACATTCAACGCAACAATGCGTTCAATACGGTGCGAGATGCAGAGATGGCAGGGGCACAACGATTGGTCGATATTATCCTAAACCAATTCAAAGACCAGGCTAATGAAGAAGTAGTGCGTCAAGCGTGCATTGGTGCGTTAAAACAGATAGAACATGAGGTCTTTAGTGCGCCATAGGAGGCTCTATGCCAACAAGAGCATGGCGGCGGCATCAGTTCAAGGCAAGACATTACGCTACATCGGCTGAGGATATATTCGTAAGCGATGAAGTAAAACAGGCAAGGAATGATTTCCCTGCCTTCATGGCTTATATAAGCGGCCATACGATTGCCCATTGTCACATGGAAGAATGGGTAAGCCATTGGGTGACAGGTCGATCAAACCATGTTCTTAGCATGGTAGCTGGGCCTAATATATCAATCCTGTCGCCACGGGGGGCCGCTAAATCAACAGTTATTTCTTATTTAGTAGCGTGGATTATTGGCCATAATCCAGCAATACCGATTATTTATCTATCGTACAAAACAGATATTGCCCTTAGTCGTAGTCGGATTATAAAAAGAATCTTACAAACGCCTAAATACCAAGAAGTATTTCCACATATTAGGCCTAATAAGAAGAAGTTTAATGATGGTGAGTGGGAGATCGATAAACAATTTGCAGGGGTATCTAACCTGGAGCAAGATTATACATTGTATGCTGTTGGGATTGATGGCGGGATTGTATCTAAACGATCATGGTTGATTGTAGTAGATGACCCAATCAAAAGCCGTGAGTCAATTGAAAGTGGTGATATACGAGAAAAAATATCAAACAACTGGAGAGATGCAGCTAAGCCAACCCTAGTGCCTGGCGGTAGGATGTTAGCAATTGGCACTAGATTTAGGGCAGATGACCTCCATGCTAGTGATTTTACAGAGCAAAATGGATGGACAGTCGTAGAACAAGAAGCGATTCTTACCGACAATGAAGGGCAAGAATTTAGTTACTGGGAAACACGATTTCCCTATCGGTCACAGTTTAATGACCATGGCGATGAAATCGAAGGATTATATGAAATGAGAGAGAAAGACCCAATCTCTTTCTCGTTTCAATACCAAAATAAGGTAGCAAAGAGTAGTGATATATCTATTGATCCTGCCTGGATACGGTATACAGATATTTTGCCAAAAGAGCCCGAAAGTATTGGCATAGGGCTTGACTTAAGTGGAATGAGTAAGGAGCGTAGGGATTATACCGCGATGGTAATGGGTGCACTAAATAAACATAAGGTAGATGATATTAGAAAAAAAGAAAAAGAATCAATCATCATTTTGGAAGCAGTTCGAGGCCGATGGCCAGGTAACTTAGACAAGATTGATAAGTTGATAGAAATGTGCGTTGAATGGGGGGTAATTTATCAGACTAATAGTGAAACCCAGCCTTATGTACCGAATGAGAATTTATCATTAACAGTATTTGCTGAAGCAGTTCAGTATCAGGTTAGTTTTCAACATGATTGGAAGAGGATTATAGATAACAAGTATCAGCTATGGAATTTAAGATGTAAGCCAGTAAAAGTGAGAGGAGACAAAGATTTAAGGCTAAAATCAATAACAGGTGTATTTCAAGATGGGTTGATTGAATTTAATAAGTATCGAGATATGTCTCGACTTATTACTGAGTTAACCCAACATGGCGCAACAGACCATGATGACCTGCAAGATGCGTTTGTACACCTGGTTAGGGGAATGATTAAATATCAACCACTGTCAAGCGAGGATTAGATAGGTCGTGAATAAGGGAAATGAGTTTAACAATTCTTATTTGCGAGGCTTGACTGGACAGCCTGTCAAAAAGCCAAAACGAATTATTGATGAAGTTATAGAGACAGCTTCCGCAGATCCAGTCATAGTGAGGGTATCAGAAGATAATCCTCTTTATGATTATCGGGCCAGCGGGACAGGAATGACCTTGAAAGGAGATGCGCTAATTGCAGCTCTAGCAAAATCTGGCGTTGATTGGCCTAGTGCAACACAAGAAGAAGTTGTTGAAGTTCCTATTGCTAGGGTTGAGCCCGCAGCTCCAGTAGTCGAGACTGTCGTGACAGAAGATGTGCCGCTTAGGCCTACTGGCAACAGCATCTTCGAGAGGATTGTAAACGGAGAGCGATGGGAGTTAAAGGGTGGACGTTGGCAACCAGCGTTGCCAAGTGAAGCTGAAGTTTACGGGACTAACGTTAACTATGAGTATGATCCAGTCGCTGAAGGCGATATAGATGGACCAAGAATGATAGTAGCAGAAAATACTGCTGACTACGGCACTCCTAAAACCACGATTGTCGAACAGATATTGGCTAAACCTCCAGTCAATTGGAAAAATACTGAACTGCCCGAAGCCGCTATTCAACAACAAAAGAAACCATTAAGCGCCAGGTTTATGACAGACGCTGCCAGGAGAGCTTTTAGTAGCCGTGAAGCAGAAGTCTTCTTAAATTCACCCTTTAGGTTCAAAAGGCACTTAAAAGATCAAGAAGCAAAAGACCTTCAAAAGTTTATATTAGAGCATGAGTTTGGGCTAAATGTAAGACAATTAAGAGAAGACGGACTTCCTACAATGCGGGAAAATCTAAATGCTCTCAGCCCTGACGGGATTCGTTATTACGAACAGCCTGTAGAAGTCGAAATGGCTCAGGTAATGCCAGAAAATGTTCCTATAAAACCTACGTACGAATCGATGATATTAGATGATCTAAGGCAGAAAGCCTTGGATGATATAAATAGGGTGGCTGTCGATGAGATTCCCGTAGAAGCAATCATCGATGATGCTGATAATCCACGCTTAGCTGGTACGTTGCTGCAAGACCCTAGGGTAAGGCTAGGACTAGCAGGAGCAGGCGGGGCCGGTCTGCTTGCTGTCATAGCTCATAACATCGGTCAAAACCGTGAAGCAAGACGGCAGGAAGCACAAAGGAATCTTAACTATCCTATAAGGTATGACAATGGATACTAATACCGATCAGTACAAGATGTCGGAATGCTTGAACCAAGTATTTGCTGACATCATTAAGCTTGAATTTTTAGCCTATTCAATCCATTGGAATATGACAGACTGTCCATTTCTTTCGGTTCATGAGTGGACTAAAGACATCTATGAACTGCTTTCAAACTTCAAGGATGAAGTAGCAGAACGGATTCGACAACTAGATGAATTTCCGTTGGGTGCCCTAAGTGCTGTAATTCAATGGAGTTCAATCGGGGAAATACCCTTACCCGCAGAAAAAAATGTAGCTTTGCCATTGTTTGCTGAGAATCTAGTAAAAGCTAAAATGGTCGCCAATGAATGTGCCAATATTGCTAACAATCAATGCGATTATGTAAGTCTTGATTTGATTACCCGATTGATGGCCCTATACGACAAGATTGTATGGCAAACAAAATCGCAATTTAATATGGAACGTATCAATGAACTTCGATGATACTTATAATTAATGTAGTTTACCCATAAGGCTATGCAACGCAGTAACGTACATCAGATCATTAGTGCAGCCTTAAATAGAGAAGGTGGCGAATCAATCAATACAATGATCGTATCAAACCATCTTTCACAGATGGTTTTATTTGGCATACGACAAGGTGTTGAATTTTTCCCAGCCCATGATCCTTACGATTTACGAAAGAAATTTATAAAAGGCCTATGGGAACGAAATAGACTTGATATTTACTTGCAGGCAATATGGGAGGTATTTACTGCGACAGGTAGTGTACTGTTCTATCTACGGCCCTATGGCAATACCTATGATATTCATTGGTATAAAAAACAAGAGTTTGAAGTATTTTACAGAGAAGGTGGCAGAGAAATAGAGAAGGTACTTATTACCTATCCCTACAAGGTAAAATCTGCACTAACTAATATGGACCAAGAGAAATGGGTCCGGTTAGAGATTACAGAAGAAACAATTAAACGGGGAACCTATGATAGCAATCCTGGATTTGCCCTAAGTCCTGTAGGTATTGCCAATGAAGAAGTTGTAAAAAATACGTTAGGTATTATTCCCTGTGTTGTAGTTGATAATAATCCAACCGCTATTGGCAAGCGCGGGATAGGAGATTTTGACTTTATTGCTTCTCAGATCGAAGAGCATAATGATCTGATGAATGCGATCAATAACAATATACGATTCTTTGGGAATCCTAGTCTAGTTACTACTCGTAATACTCAGGAAGTAACAGAGAGCGCATTTTCATCGTCTTCTATTCCAAGGACAATTTCTAGTAGTGCAGCCTTCGCTAGTGCAGATTCGCCGTCTACCTTTAAGTATGACTATGGTCAAAATAAAGAAACACGGTTTGCCAAAATTAAACCGGTCATTGGTGGGGTAGAGCCAGAGGAACGGTTTGGTTTTATTCAGCCAGATGCTGTATCAGGAGACCAAAACCGCTGGGCGATGCAGTATGAAGAATTTATTAGGACTGCCCTAGGTGGTGTTTCTGAGAATGGTATCAATGCAGGTGCAACAGCATTTGAAATTAAAAGTTTATACGGTAGAGCTGCTGCTACGGCAATGCGTAAGGCAGTTCCGTTATATACTTATGGTCTATGTAAGTTATTTGAACTAGCAGTATCTGCTGAAGAATATTTGTTTGAACGTTCTTTTGAAGTTGCTATCAATTGGAATGTAAAAAAAGATGGCAATATAAGTCCTGAATTTATTGACTTCTATCTAGATGATAGAACAGATGATAAAGGGAAAGAAATAAAAGGAAAGCCATTACCACCGGGAGTAGTAGGGTTAAGGCCATCAGGTGATAGAACAGTACTATGGCGATTTACCGGACCTGTCTTTGAAGATGGACCTATTGATTTACAACAGAAAAGTATTTTAGGTCGTAACTTATCTGAAGAAGGTTTTGATACGATCGCTCAAATGCAAATTCTTTTCCCAGACAAAACAGAAAAAGAAATTGATAAGATGTTAGGCGGAGTGCCATTTAGACGTATTTCTAATACACTAGGAATAGTACAGAATTTAACGTCTTTATTGCAAGTATTCTTGCAGACGCAAGATCCATTGCAGCCTGACCTCCCGTTAGCGTTTAAGTATGGACAATATATTGATCAAATGATCTTTACATTGTTCCAAAAGATGTTAAAAGAGTTATCCCGAGGAAGTGATAATGAGCGAAACGTATATACCGATGACAGCCCCTTCGGTGCAAGGTCAGGCATCCCCGCCGATAACAATAGCACCCCCGCAGGGCAGTTATCCGCAGGCCCAGCAGGTCAGCTACCCTACCCAGGGATCAGCGGCCCAAATGCCCCAGTACGCCCAACCGGCGACGAACGTGGTCCAGTTTCCGGTGCCCCAACAGCAGGCACCAGCCCCTCAGGCTATGCCGCAGGGTTACTCGACCCCTCCCAATATGGTGGGTTACCAACAGCAGGGGAATTACAACAGCCCAGCAGCCGATGGGAATTCTTCGAACCCATTCGCCCAAGCACTGAACAAGGCATTGGATTTGCTGGCAACGCCGGTCAGCTTCCGCCAGAATTCACAACCCCAATACCAGGATCAGGTACAACCATCCAGTCCGAGTCCCCTCCAGGCCCAGCCTCAGTTCCAGGGGCAACCTATGGGAGTACCCCTCCGGTCTATGGGGAATCAGACCTTATCCGCCAACCAGGCATCCTACAACAACTCTTCCCGACCTTCACAGCCGCCGCGAAGCGACTTACCCCTAAGCGGCGTAAGAAGGACTGATGCCTATTATCCGTCTGAAGCTGAGCTAAAAGCTGCTGGTTATACCTTGGATGGTGTAAACCAGTTTGCTTGTGAGCTAGAAGCTGGCCTGGTTAATATGGCGGGTCAGCTCGAAGCTACTGAAAGCCAGATGGCTGCTGCCCGGCAGTTAATGACAGATCCTAATCTGTTGGCCCAGTATGTAATGGAATTCTATGGCCCTGAGGGTCCTTATCCTGTAGATGAAGCAAAGGAACAATTAGCCGCTATGCAACAAAGTCAGCAGTTCGACTACAACTATCGCCAAGAGCCTAGCTATGATCCACGGATTCAACCCGATGGCGCTGGCTTGGACTCTACGACAAGCCGTTTGGTCGATCCTATCGGTTATCAACGGCCTAGCTTTCCTGCCCCTCCTCAATCTGCTGGAGCTGGCCAGAACGTTGACATTAGTATGCTGGGCCAGGCGTATCAACAAAACCCAGCAGAAGCTTGGAAAATTGTTGACTACCTACAAAATGCAGGCGCATTTCGAGGAACTGTTCTCGCAATGGATTCGTAAGCTTAGCTCCTCCTTGGTTGGCCTGGGGTAACACCCAGGCTTTTTTTGGGAATAATTTAATAGTTAATAAGGCGTTGGATAGGATCTGATAGCTTGTTTCTTAGTAGCATTTCAGATAAGGCCTCTTGCTGCGGTCGAGCGCCTATCCTAGCAAGTTCACTTCTGGTACATCGGCAAGAATGCCGTCTGGAGAAATAATGGTATAGTGCATTCTACCATTGATAAGTTTAGGGATAATGCGCTCTCCAGCAAACATGATTTGTACCCTATAGTTTGAACCCCCTAGAAATGTTTGAAGGCAAACATCGCAAGGGGGTAGTAGGCTCCCAACTAGAATTATAGATAAATTCTAGGAAAATGACATAACTAAGAAGATTGTTTTTTAGTAAGTATTGAAATCAAGTCTTCCTTTTGTTCTTTAGTCAGGTGATGGAGGTTAAGGCGAATAGTTTCTATTGCCTTACTAATGTTAAGACGGATGCGAAAATGAAGGAATCGTTCGTTAACATCGCTCATAAAGAGGCTGCCCTTTGTCAGTAATAATGACAGAAAATAGCTTAGACAATGGTTCGACAATAATATGTGTTGCAGAGTCTTGTAATGCGACTAAAGAGTTTGAGACAATAATAGTATCTGGACTAGACTCTAGTTCAACAGCTTTCACAAAGCCAATGAAAGTATAAACAATACCTGTATAGTGCTTATATTGTTCGCCAATGGTAGGTTGGTTTAGTTTTACAGCCATGTGCAAAAAGTAGTAACAATTATTATACTTTAACAAGTAGGAATCATATCTCCCAGTAGGACTCCCAAGTTGTCTAAGCTAGGAGAAATGACTAGTAATGTACATTGATGCCGCATTTCCGCAATTACTAGGGGCCGAGCTTTTTCGCCCCCATCCGTCCTACATTGCCGAAATGGTGTTTTCACCATTGATCGTGTGGGACTTTTCGAAGCAACCCGGAGAAACGATCCAACTGGATCGGTACTCCTATTGGGGTACACTAGCTGCCCTCCTACTAGGAAACTAATAGGTAATAAATTCGGTGAATTGCTGGGAAGCCTTCATTTAGTGGCCAATCAGCAGCCAAGCTAAACAGTAATGTTTAGAAGGTTCAGAGCATAGCTGTATTGAACTAAGTTAAAAGTTCAATCTGGATGGAGAACCATCTAGCGAGTCCTAACTCAGGATGATAAGCAGCCAAGAGTGCCGAACACCTGAAATGGTGAAGATATATGCCGAACTTGCGGGATGATAAACCGTAAGAACTAGGGGATAAAAAGCCCTTAGGATAACAAATGAGCCCAGGAACGAAAGAGAATCGTGAACGTGAAGCAGCAGAAACCATTGGTACTGCTAACTCACGAGCGATCACCAAAGAGAAGGTACTGGTAAGCCTGAAGGAATACACTGGGCCAGCAGATCCTGGAGATCCTACTGCCCCGAGTACCTTTAAGATTCCCAAGTTAACCATTCTCCGTGCTCAACGGATGCTATGGGACATGGGAGTGGCCGGTTTCCATCAATCGATTGGTAGCCTCAATTTACTTGATGACTTAGCAATGGCGTAGGTCGGTTCGGTGGTAACACCGTTCAAAAAATACGGGGTGAATTGCTGGAAGCCCTCACCACCTAACGCCAAGGTGGAGCAGGCTAGAACCCTAAAACGGAACCCGTAAGGGTAGACGCACAATGGTTAAAAAGTTCTAGCCGCATGGGTAATCAGCAGCCAAGCCATCTAGGGATAGGTGGAAGGTCCAACGACTAGGAGGCGAGACTAGACCAGTCAGTAATCCTCCCACGAGTGCCCTGCTACTTTCTTGATAAAAGGAAAGTAGAAGAGATAGTCTAAACTTGCTCGACGTAAAGAGCAAGAACGTAAAAATAAAGAGCTTTACGGGTAATAGATTGATCGTCGTTGGCGTGATCGTGTCTGGATTAACGAAGCGCTGAAGTCTACCAATACCTACAACCCTGGCGGTATTGCAGACGCAAGCACACAATCTTCAAGTAAGTTCAATATTGCAACTGACTTGTTGACTGTTGTGGAAAATCTTCGTAATCGCAATGTGCCTACGTTTGAAGATGGTAACTATCGTTGCCTATGTTCGCCTCGGTTCATGAAGCACCTTCGGCAAGATACTTCGTTTCGTGAAGTCGCACGTTATCCTGGTTTTCCTGGGATGCAGCCCAACATGGCTATCTATGGTGGGCCTCAGATGAACCAGTATAATACGCCACAGGGACAGCCCGTGATGCCGAGTGGCTTTGTTTTTGAAGGCGTAAAATCAATCGCACGACTCATGCGATCTTGCGCCGCTGCCTAGTGATAGGCAGGCAATAACTGGGTGAATTGTCTGGAAACCCTCCCCAAATGGAATAGGTTAAGACGCTAAAGCGGAATCCGCGAGGATAGACGTAAATGCTAGAAAAGGCTTAACCGCATGGGTAATCAGCAGCCAAGCCTTCTCAGGGATGAGAGGAAGGTTCAGAGCCTAGAAGCCGAGTCCAGAACGGACAGTAATGCTTCCACGAGTGCCCAGATACTAGTTAGACCAGTACCTCGAAACCTGAAAAGATTGGCTAAATTTTCTTTAGAAAGTTTCATTTCAGGTTTCAAATTAGATAGTTATAACTAGTATAAGATATAGGCCGAAACTCCCGCAATATGGGAAATAGGGAGAGTTTAAGATAAAAAACTTGAACGTAACTTCGGAGATTTTTTGAGTCAACAAACATGCCGGTTGCTTCGGTAAATAGTCTTGATGCGCACTTGGGTATCTTTTTTGGCCCCCAAGCATTAGGCATGGGGGTAGGAGGCCCCAATGCCCAGGTGTTGCTGAACAACAACGATGACTTTAGCCGTTTTGTAATTGCCATCTGGCAGTTATATGCAGGCTTTGAGCCGTTGAACCTAGACTTTATCCAAGTCGTCCGCACCTTTGCGAGTTAGTTGATGTTGTAGGCTCCTATTGCCCATTTCATTTGGTAAGACAATGCCTCAAATCATTTACCCTGGCAACTTTACAGGGCCTCTTGATCCTCGGGTTCCGATTGGATTGTATGAGCCGCCCTACTTGACCTACCGGCTAACTGGGTATGTAGATATTGCATCTACAAATACCTTGACCCAGTTCAACCTACTAACGCCGTCGCCTAACAATACCGACCCTGATACGGTCTATACGGCTGGGCTGACGGTCCCTAGCGGCGCAATTCTACGTCGCCGAGCAATTCGTATTCCTAGCACTAATACCGCTGGCAAGGCGGCTACGCTGGCAGGGACTACGGGTAATCGGCTGACACTTGGCACTGGCAATACTGAGACTGCTGGCAACCTGGTGCAGGCTGCTAGTTCTGCCTATGCTGCTGGCGGGTACCGAACTGATACCTTCGCTCCTAGTGCCCTGGGTGGTGCTGCTGCTTTTCGCCTGTATGTTTCTACTACTGGCAACGACGGTGCTGGTGCAGCTCCTACTGCCTCAGTGGGTACGATTCGTGTTCTGTGGGAGATTGTTTACAGCGTCAGCTCTGAGGTTGTGACGATCGAAGAAATCCCGAACGCTAGCAAGTAGGTGACTGACAATGACCATTGTTACTCACAAGCGTAGCCTTGCAAAATGCACAGTGGTCGGTCAGTTCCGTGATGGTGACCTTAGATATTTCACCCTGAAAGAAATTTCTTCTCAGGGTGAATACGCTAGAACGTTTACGGCTGTTGAGGATGAGATCGAATTCCCTGCACAAGCAGAGGTCATTTCGTTTGCAGCAGTCCAACAAAAACGTAAAGCCAAGGAACAATCCGACTCTGTTGTAGAACCTGTAGTAGAATCAAGTGAAGAAGTGGTGGTACGTGATAAGACGAAAGTTTATATCAATGACCCTAACTTGACTGCACAAGATTTGTCAGGTTCTGTAATTCAAGGTATTGGACCTATTACCGCAGGTCGTATACTAGAATTACGACGTAACTTTCCAGGTGGAAAATTTTCATCGATTGATGATTTATCATCGATTAAAGGAATCAACTGGGATAGCTACAAAGATACGATTTCCTTCGATTAGGTTGGCACGCGATGCAACGAACAATTTCTGGAAGGCGGAGTCTTAATGCCGTTCCACGTAGTTATTTGTTGCATCGTGTTTATTATGCTGGAAGACTTATTCCAACAGAAAGTAATTATTTTAGGTATGCCGGAAGTTTTACGGATACTATTATGAAAGACCCCTATAGTCAATTAAATAAAGTAAGAATTTCGGCTATGAAAGGTCCAAATCTTTTTGAGGCAAAAGAAGGCTATATCCGATGAAAGAAATACAAGATCCGAATCGTGTACCTACAAGCAATACGGAGTATAGCCTTAGCAATGTAAGTCGTCGGTTCCTAACGCCTGGAGGCTGGAGGGATACCTTAGAAGATACTTATATTCAGCCAGGTAAAGCGTATTTAGAAAGAACGGCTACTCCTGGTGTTATGGCACCAGAGAAAATCGAAAACTTTAGGAAAGGATTACAAGTTCCTTTCAATGAACGACTTCCAGAAAACATTGGGAAGATGCGCAATGATGCTGGAGAAAAAGTTGCAAGGACTATTCCTGGTACTAGATTTGCAGGCGAAAAATTAGCCCAAGGACTAGAAAAGTCTAATGCACTTAGAACAGCCATAAACTTTATACCTGGTCTTAATTTAGTTGGTGATGTATTTGACGTAGGAGAGGCTGTCGTTAGTGTTCTGCGGGGTGATAGAAAACGACAGAATCAGGCAAAACAACTAGCACGAGAATTGGCGGGGTCTGGTATGAATATAGACCAAGCCATGGAGTATATTGAGAGCAATGTTCAACTACAGGATCTCGCTGGCAATATAGGTGCTGATGACTTTGGTAAGACATTAGCCTATGGTGCATTTACAGGAGGGCCTAGCCTTAACCCTATTGCAGCAGCAGCTGGTCTTATAACAGGTACGGACTTACAACGGGAGAAAGCTATACGGAATAGAATGTTTAAGGAAGAGTTTCAACGGGCTAGCCAGGGTATTTTAGGTGTCTGATGAGTCTTCAGGATAATGTATTACAAGCTATTGCCAATGCTGCGATCGCTGGCGCGGTCGTAGGTGCCTTGCGTGGCCAGGAAAGTGAACTATCCAAAGCGCGTAGATTAGGTTTACAGATTGGAAAAACAGGGCAGTTCAATAGTTTAGATAATTTAATGGAATACTCAAGAGATATGAGTAGTCCTATTTATCATAATTATGCAGGAACCAGTGCTTTAGACTGGCTAAAGACAGCGGCAGGTATAGGAGCATTAAGTTTGACAGGTAGGCCTATTTTGACAGTTGCTGGAGGCATGTACCTAGCTGATAAACAACGAGAGAAAGATATAAGAAGTAGGGTCTTCAAAGATTCGTTTGTATCCAATTTAGGAAAACCCAGTAATTATGAGTAGAATTAAGTAGATTGGTTGAGATTCATATAGCTATACAAGGTTAATTCGATGGAAAATTTTGCAGGTGGAACATTACAGAAGCTTTTGCAGGGGGCAAAAGATAAAGGAAAAGCTTTTGCTAATTTTATGCAAGAAAATAAATATGCTCAAGCTGGTCTTGGGGCTGCTATGTTAGGCGGGGCAGGTGGCCTAGGCTATGTGGGCGGAAAGCTATCCTCGATGCCATCGGAAGAGGATGAGTATAGTCGGGCCGCAGCATTAGTAGCTAATGCGTTTCCTACTGCAACTCCAGAGCAGATTGATTATGAAGCAAATCGTATTTTGTATGACAATAGGGGTGATATGACCCCATTAGTCGATGGTGGTAGTTGGGAAGAATTTCAACAGAAGCAGGCGGCAATGGCGGCTAGTGTGCCGCTAGATAGTACTGGTATGGAAGTAGGGTACATGTAGGGAAATGGTAGCCCTTAGTCCTTCAGATATTGATCGAGTCAAGTTTCATACTGGGATGGTAAACATAAAATATATCCCAGCGCAGGACATCTCGCGGCTATTAGAAGCTTGTAATGATATTGAAGGAAACTACGCAAGGAAGCAGATTATTGCACAGCTAGATCGATGTGATGAAATCTGGAAAAAGACTAATATGACAGAAGAGGCCGCTAATGAAAAGCGGTTATATTCTGGTGATGTAAATAGGTCAGAAGTATACTGGAGTTTAGCAGAAGCTATGCGTCTTTGGAATGACGCTTATATGAGAGAAACGGATAGGTTATGTCGTCTGTTGGCATTGCCTAATTATCATAAAGCTGAGAATGATAGATATAGGTTTGAAAGGAGCGGGATGACATTTATTAATGCAATTCCTGGCCCAAAAGATACAGCAGTCTATAGTTCATCACTAGAGAATGGATTTTTGATAGGTAGCTTTGGATTCTAGGAGTGATCCGTAATAGTGTATCCTTGGTCTGGATCAAAGGATACATCTTTGTCGAGGATAACAGTATCTGTCCCTTTTATATAACGAATAAATCGATCATCGCCTTTGAAATAGTCAGCCTCTAATTGATTAAGAATATTTTGCAAAACGATAGCTTGTTCAGGAGTTAGACCAGAGGCTGTAGTAAGCGTTCGGGTGGCGTATTGCCAAACTTGTTGAGCAGTCAATCCTGCGGGTATATCACCTACTGTTAGAGTGCTGACTGCGTTGAGCTTAGCTCCGGTAGTACCAGCAATAGTATGACTTGATAAAAGCTCATCCCATACTGCTCCAGTAATAGCGTTAAGAGTGGCTGAATTAAGAGTATTTTCACCTTTGGCTACAAAAAAACCATCAGTAGCCAGGCGCAACGGGTTCAGGGTCATGGTTGCCTCGCTGTCGTTACGGTATTACCAGAGTTGGTTTCGGTGTGGGTGATGGTGGTGGCCCCTAAGGTTTCCGTGACGTTGCCGGTGGCTGGGTTAAGGATGCGTACCACGGGAGTTGCTAGATCCAGTCCAGCCTTGCGCCATAGTTCGTTGAGCCTGGTGTTCTGCTCGGTGGTTAATCCTGAGGCTGTGGTAAGCGTTCGGGTGGCGTATTCCCACACCTGTTGGGCAGTCAACCCGGCGGGAATATCACCCACCGTTAGGGTACTGGCAAGATTGAGTTTAGCTCCGGTGGTGCCAGCAGTGAGATGGCCGGACAGTGGCTCATCCCAAACGGCATCGGCAATAGTGGGAGCCGAAGGAAGAG